ACATCACCAAATCATCGTGAGATCCATCGTCTGCTTCCCACGATGTGCTTTTTCCGATAAACGTTGTCAACTCACTTATTGTATCAAAATCTTCTATGATTAGGTTGTCTCTCTCTATCATGTCTTTGAGAGTTGCACAACCAATTCGTTTTACTTGTTTAGTGGTACGGATTCCCATTGATACATTTTTAGAAAAACCTCCACCAATCTGTTGACCATTCCTGCCGTGCATTGTGACCATCATCATATTTTCGTATTCCATATCATGATAAAGTATGTCAGCTACTTGTTGTCCTATGTCGTTTACTTCCACTAAAACAAATGCTTCGTTGTATTTCTGAGCAGCTGTGAAAATAACATTAGGATATAACATTGGTGAAATATCATTTTTTCGGTACTTTGCAACTTGACGGTAAGGTTGCTTCGTTACATCAAACAAAGAAAATGCAGAGTAGTCAAGACCGACCCCTCTCGCAACATCACACACCATTACATAAGTATGTCCCAATATCGGTTCTTGGTAAACATCCAATCCACCTTGTTGATAAACTGGTGTTTTGTAAGCTAACGAAAGAAGTTTTTCCGTAGAAATAAGTGTGTTAGAACTACCTAAGAAAGAACATTCAAACTCTTGTTGAAATTGTCGTTCTGAAGTATTTCGTATCGTCTTCTCTTTCCAAGCTTGGTCTCTATCTGGAACCTGTGACCAATGAACGGAAATTGGAGAATAATCATTTTGTTTTTCTTCGGCATCTGTCCATAATTTGTAAAACAGATTCATTCCGTTTGGAGTAGATACTATGAATACTTTTGTGGTTTTACCAGAAGAAATAGTGGGATACACAGAACTGAAAAATTCTTCAGAAATGTTAGAAGGCACAAATGCAAATTCATCCAAGAAAATGATGTTGAAAGAACCACCTCGAATAGCAGAACCAGAAGTCGAACTTGCGAGAATCTTTGAGCCGTTTTCTAGCTCAATATTCCCTTTGTTCCATATCAGTATTCCTTGTTGCAACCACTTCGGCATATGTTCGTATGCCAGTTGCAACCTTCCAAGAAGTTCCATCGCTGTTGTCTTCTTGTTCGCAAGAATTGCAACCGAAACATTTTCGTTGAAAAGAATGTAATGGAGAAGGTATGCGAGGATAGTAGTTGATTTACCAGATTGTCTAGCCATCTTACAAATCACAAATCTTTCGTTGTGAAATCTGTCAATCATATCTTTTTGGTAATCACGAACATCAAAATTTATCAACCCTTCATCTAGAGAAACAATTTTAATATGTTCAGATACAAAATGTAGCGGGTTTTGTTGACATCGAATGTACTCTCCTACTTGTTCCTCAGACCAATCTTGAGGTACGTGAGCAGATTTGAGTAACGGATTTCCTAAGTAAGTTCCATGTTCAGTCATAATTTATTTTAATGGTGGAGCGTAAAGTAGACCGCCTTGGTTATATAATTTATTAAGACCTCGTTTTAGTCCTAACTTCTGTATGATATTACGTTTAAATATTTCTTTGTAATTCCCTACTTGTTTAATTATATCATACGACCAAGTTGCCGACAATCCCATTTTGGCACCGAGATTGGGGTGGTCAATTCCATTCTTCTCACCCATAAATCGTTGAATGTTTGGGTCTATATTGTTCTTGAACGTATCGATATTCTTTGAATTGATACCCATCTCTTCTGCGATAAACAAAACATATACCGTCCATCTTACTATGTCGGACCATTTCTGGTCACCATATTTAACTACCGGACCCAAAGGTTCTTTAGAGATTATCTCTGGTAATATCATATGTAATTCAGGATTATTGAACCCTAGTCGATTTGACGCCAACCCTGACCTATCTGTGCCGTACATATCACATTCGCCCCTAATGTATAAATCTTGAGAGTTTTCGTTCTCAGGGACGATTACAGGAATATATTTTATTTCATGCAATTGAAAGAAATCTGCAATGTTTTTAGCAGCAGTACCCGATGCTTTGAAACAAACTTTCGCACCATGCATCTGTTTAGCAGAGGATACCCCTAAAGTTCTTTTAGTAATAAACCCCTGACCATCATAATAAGTAGTGGGTAAAAACTCTAATTTTTTAAACACATTTCTTGTAAAGGTGTATGTAGTTGCCGCGGATAATATATCTATTTTACCATCTATTAAATATGTGAATCTGGTAACTCCATCTATTATTTCATATTGAATAGCTTCCGAATCACCAAATACTGCTGCGGCTACCGCTCTACAAATATCAACATCAAATCCGACCATTCCCATATATTCATCGTTCTCATCCACTCCCTCTTCAGAGAAGCCAGGGAATTCATCGTTAGTTCCACAAATAACATACCCTCTTTTCACCACTCTATCAAATGTATCTCCGTAGGTTGGATTGTATTCTGGTTTTTTAATAACCCTATCTCGTACCATCACCATAGATTTGACTTTTTCTATTTCAGATAATGTCATCTTACTATGATCCATTATAGACATAGAATTATTGTCTCGACCAATAGCTGTATTATCTATGACCATTATCCAAAATATCCATACCAAACAGACAATAGTTTTTCCAACCAATATCATTTCAAAGTCCTGTAAACATCCATTAACTCTTCATCTGTTGGATTTGTCGCTGAAGAATATCTCTTATGTCCCACTCTCATGAATGCTTTGATATCGGAAAAACTTGGATAGGTTGTTTGTAAATTATGAAGTAGGTGGTCAGGGGATAAGTGACAAGATGCACATGAATTATCTCTAGCGAATACTCTCGTAGACTTCTTATATCTTTCACTCTGAACTAATATGGCAGAAAGGTCTTTTTCCATCCATGTCATTCTTTCATCTATATCTGGAATGAGCAGAAAAATTAAATATACAAGTAGTGCGATAATAACATAGATAAAAGATTTACTGGCAACTATCTGGTCTTTGTTCGCAAGTTCTATTTGCTGAACTTCCTCAACCTTTTTATCTATTTCTTCTATATCGTGTTGTAGTATCTTCTGGTCTTTTCCGTTTGCTTGTGTTTTTTCTTGTTGTGCCATAATCTATTTTCCCCTCCCTGCTTCATTCAACTTTTTAGTAATTTGTTGTTGGAACCACTTCAGTACAATAGGAATACTTACATTAGATGTAAGTCCAAACAAAAACCCGATGGGAAAACGATAATCAAGATACTCTTGAAGTTGAGGAACATTTGTGAATACGATGGTAATCAACAAATATCCTGTAAGAGACATACCAATATTGATTATAAGGTCAAGACCTACTAACCAACCATGTCCTTCGTATTTTTCTTTGTTATCTATTCTATAATTAAATAGAAAAATCCAAAATGATGAAAATATGATAACTGCATACATCCACAAATCGGTAATATTAAATAAATCAACCATTTTCTTTTGTCTCTTTCTTTACCAACTTCAGTAAGTCAGCAGTACTGCCAACAAATAATGCATTAGTAATATTTTGAGCTTGGGTGACTTCCTGTCTTTCTCCAGCATTTTCTAATTTTTGTTTCTTTTGATGCAAATCCATTAATGTTTCTTGAGAATCGGTCATATTTTTGAGTAATTGACCGAACACTTCAAAGGCTCTAGGAGATTCTTCTGCTTTAGCAATTTCCAGAAGTTCTTCCATTGCATCTCTGCCTTTTTCAATTATGTCATAAAGATTTTCACGAGCATATTGAAAGTCATTATCTTTAGTTTCATCACCATTTATAACAACAGGAACACTATCAACATTATCTATGATTTGAACATCACTTTTTTGGGGTTCATCAACGAGCTCAAGATGTTTTTCAATCCGTTGCTCTACTAATTTTTCAGTTTTCATTAACTATCTGTTCCAGCTACTGGATCATGTGTTTTTCCTTGAGGGAAAAATTCAAAGGTTTCACTAAATCCAAAATCTTCATCCGTGATTGCGGTTGTATCTTCTGGAGCTACTGTAACTCTTGCCACAGTTGCACCAGCAGTAGAAGCTTCTGATGACTCTTCCGTCAACAAACGTATTCTAGTGGAATCATCAAATTCGTGACCATCCAATATCATAAAATTCTTACTATAAACTGTACTATCTTCTGACACAATATATATCGGTTCCGCAGCTGCGGCTTCTGACATAAGATGAGTATCTACAACAGAAGATGTAATAACCTTTGCGTTGTCTACTACATTCGGATATAGAAAACCTTTCATGGAAAAGCTAAGTGTCCAGATGATAGAACGTCTTGTTGCAAAGTCACCTTCGTATGTATCCTCACTAGAAACACTAGAAAGAACTAACGGAATATCCATTTTTACATCCATACCAGAAACAAGATCCATCGTTATTGTAAACTCTGGTGTGAAAAATGGAAGCACTTGTTCTAGTATTTGTGTTCCATCCTCTGCATTTTTGACAAAGATGTAAAGAGAAAAATCATAATTATAAGGAACAGGATTGTATTGTTTTTTGAGTCCGGTAGTTCCAGCTTTAACATTTCGCCCAAGTGTATTAATTTTCCTCGCACCATCATACGTCATAG